CAACCAAGTCCAAGCCAACAGTAGGAGATGAATAATGGCACTAGCACAACCATCCGTTAAGTCGTATTTAGGCGTTGCCCTAGAAACGACAAAAGGAACACCAGTAACGGCTACAAACTTTGTGCCAGTTACCATGAACACATTCAAGCCAGTAGATGTGATTGCGCCTCTCTACGATACAGGCTTGCGAGGCAGCATGATCGAGAACTACCAATATGTGCAGGGCAGAAGGCACACAACCGTTGATTTTGGCGGCCCAGTCTTTGCAGACACTATTGGCTACTGGATCGCTGGCGTACTTGGCGATGTAACCACAACAGGTTCATCTGCTCCTTACACTCACGCTATTGCTCTCAAGAACGCAGTTGGTGGTTCAGGGGATGCTCAGCCAAAGGCTCTTACAATCACAGATTTTTACTCAGCAAACACTCGCCAATATCCGGGCGCTCAGATTACTGATTTTGGTCTTACATTCAACGCTGATGGAATGTTGGAATACACAGTTAAGGCTATGGGCTTCCCATCAGTTACAACTTCTGCTCCAGCCCCATCGTTCTCAACAGTTCTTCCTACTCAGGTATGGACTGGAACTGTTAGCATCGGTGGTTCTTCTGTTGGCTATACCAAAACAGGAACCCTTGATCTTTCTCGCAAGTCAGAGGCTATTTTTGCTCTTTCTAGCACTCAAGCCCCATATCAGGTATTTGTTGGCGCTTTAACTGCAAAGGGAAAGATTACCTTTGTTATGCAAGATGACACCGAACTTACCCGTTACATTACAAATACTCAGCCAGCCCTTACCTTTAACTTCTCAACAGGCACAGGCGCAACTGCAACTCAGGTTCAGTTCACTCTCTCAAAGGGTGCTTATGTAACTGGCGCTATTGAGCGTAACGCTGATTATGTTGAAGTGACCGTAGATATTGAAGGTCTTGGTAACACAACAGATGTTGGCGCAACTGCTGGATACTCACCTGTAAAGTTCACTTTGCAGAACGCTCTTCCAAGCGGAACATTCCAGTAACAGATAGAATCCCGCTAGGGGAGCCGCCTTCCCTCCCCTAGTCGGGCTATAATTGCGAAGGCAAGTTGGAAGGAAACCATGTCTAAAACTATTACTCTCCCAAGTGGCGCAACCGCCGTAATCCGCGATCCAAAGACTTTGAAGCACAAAGATCGCGTTAAGGCTCTTTCTGCAATCAATGGGGATAACGCCTACGCTCAAACCGAATCTATTATGAGCGCCGTTATCTCTATGATTATTGAATCATGGTCATTTGATCTTTTAATTCCATCGCTATCTTCTGGCTCGCTAGGCGAACTTTCTTTGGCAGATTATGATGCTTTGGTTGTTGAAGCCGGAGAAGCACAAAAAGAACTTAATTTGGCTTTTACATCTACACCAGAATCAGAATCGAACCCTGATAGCCCTTTCGAAAACTCCAACGATTAAGGTGGGTGCTAGAAGGTAAAAGGCGTGATGATTCTTTAATTTACCCCGACCAAGAATTTCTTTATTACTTTTGTGCTAAAGAATTCGGCTGGACAATAGAAGAAACCAATAATCAACCAGCGCAAATGCTGGATTGGGTTCTTGCTATTGCTGGTTTAGTGAAAGAGGTTCAGCGTGATAACGAGCAACATCAGGGAAGCAATTAAATTTGTAGATGAAAAAATGGTTCAGGTTGATGAGGGAACCAGAAAAGCCCGTGATGAAATGATGGCTCGTTTAATCCAGTTAGCCAAAGAAGAAATTAAAGGATATCGCAGACCCGGCGAAAAAGCCGAGGCTGGAAAACCTCCAAAAAACCGTACGGGTAATTTGCGCCGATCTATTGCTGGCGATCCAGTAACCATAGGGTTTGCTCATTATTATGCCGAGGTTGGGCCGCAAATGATTTATTCGCGCAGACTAGAACTTGGTGGGGGCAACTGGCCTAGCAACCTCAAGTTCCCTTATATGGCTCCAGCCTTTGCAAAGTTTCAATCTGAATCTTTGGCAATTATTGAAAAACACCTAGCGTAAGGAAGGATAACTATGGCAAGCGTTGCTGATTTTCCCATATTCTTTGTAGTTGAAGCCAAAGCAGGGCAAGCGATTGCAAGTTTTCAAACCCTTAATGCTGAATTAGATAAACTAGCCCTTAAGACCGATGTGGTCGGTGGCAAGTTTGGTCAGATGCAAACAATTTCAAAAGTTGCTGGAAGAGCATTGCTTGGCATTGGTGCAGTATTTGCTGGCGTTGGATATGAAAGCGTTAAGGCTGCTATCAGCGTTCAAGCAGCACAGGCTAAATTAAAAACTGCTATTGAAGATACTGGGGTAAGTTACAAAACCGCCCAACCAGCCGTTGAGCAAATGGTTCAGAAAATGGCTGATTTAACTTTTGGCAGCGAAGATACCATGCAATCTTTGGCGCAATTAACTGCCGCAACCCGCGATCCAGCAACGGCGCTTAAATCTATGGGGGTTGTTGCAGACCTTGCCGCTTTCCAAAACGAAACATTGGCACAGGCTTCCGACACAGTAGCCAGAGCCGCTTTGGGTCAATCTAGAGGTTTGCAGACTTTGGGTATTGCGCTTGGAAAAACAATTCCAAAGGGTGCTACTTATGCTGAAATCTTACAAGCGATTGAAGTCAGAACCAAAAACGCTGCTGCTCAATCGGCTAAAGATCAGCCTTGGAAAGTATTACAAGCCAACCTTAAACTTATTTCAGAACAAATTGGTGGCCCATTACTTGACAATCTTAACAAGTTTTCTACTTGGTTACTTAAAGATGATAAGTTAAAAAAATGGGGCAAAGACTTAAAGAACAACGAAGGCATAATTAAAGATATTGCTTTGGGTCTTGGCGGGTTATTTGCCATCAACAAAGTTGTTCAATTCTACAACTGGATCAAAAAATTAGGCGAAGTTTTCAAGGAAATTAAAGGCGATGCTTCTAAGGTATATGCACCTATTGAAGAATTCTTTGCCGCTTTTAAGCAGGATGCGGTTGCCATAGGTGCGCTAAAAACTATTAGTGGATTGTTTGGATCAATTCTTGGAACGATTGCAGATATCTTAGGTAAGTTTGGAACTTTTTTCCTTGCAATTAATGCGGTTAAAGAATTTTTGTTTCCAAGCAAAACCAAGCAACCAACATTAACACCTGCTCAGATTTCTTACATGAAAGCACATCCAGACGGGGCAAAGCCAATGCAATACGGCTCTAGTTTGGCTCAACAACTTCACAATTTGGTTTTTGGATCATCAACTACAAGCACACCACAAACAGAAATAAATTATCTTTCTCCTTCTTATTTAGCAACCTTGCAAGGCAAAACTGGCAGTTTGGCTTCTATTATGGCAATGGTTACCGCTGCTGAGAAAAAGGCTGGCGGCAAAGTATCCGCATCTAAAGCCAAAAAGGGAATAGTTGATTATAGCACTTCAACTGGATTGAATGTTCAAGTTCAAATTGATGGAACACAGGCTACAATTAAATCTATTAAAGTCGGAAACTCAAAGGTGAAATAATGGGAAGCCCTGTATCAAGTTTAAGCCCTTATCAATTTGCCTTTAACGGTTGGGTTTTTGGCGCAGGTACAAACTACCCAGTTGAAAGTGTTGATGGTCTTTTAACAACTCCTGATATTCGTGTTCAAGACGATATTCGCGGTTATACAGATGGTTCGTATTCTGGGCGAGATTTTTATAGCGGCAGAACCGTAACTATTAACTTTGTCATTTTAGGAACAAGCGGTACTTCTGCTCAGCAGTATTATCAAACACTTCAACAAAATCTATATCCTCAACAACTTGGCACTCCATCAGCCTTAAGTTCATTTCAGTTTCAATTAAATAATAACTCTACGCCCGGCGGCTTAAAAATTATGTATGGTCGCGTTCGTAAGGTAACAACTACTATTGATCCTGACTTTACCTATGGTCACATCTTGGCAAGCGTAGAATTTTATTTCCCAGATCCTCGCTATTATGATTATCCATTTTCTACTGTTTCAAGCGGAACCGCTATGGTTAATGATGGATGGGCAATTTCTTCTCCCGTTATTACGGTGACTGGGCAAACGGGTCTATTTTCTATTACAGATTCATTTAGCAATTCAATGTCATTTAACGCAACAAGCGGATCAACCGTTGTTATAGATTGCTTGCAAAGAACTATTACGCAAAACGGCAATCCCAATAGAAGTATTTTAGCAACATCTACTGGGTGGTTGTATATTCCTCCTATGAGTTCTAATACTTTTACGGCAAGCGGATGCACGATTTCTGTAAGTTGGTCACCTGCTTATGTCTGATTTTCGATATATTACAACTGCATTATTAAACACAAATCCGCTTTACAACAATCCTATTCTTGCGGAATTGCCACTTACTAATGTTACTTTTGATGTGCAGTTAAATAGCATTGGAACTTTTACTGGCGAGATGTTGTTGTCGGGATTAGATGCTCAAAAATTAAACATACTTAATGGAACCAATCCCGGGCAAACTTGTTTATATGTTGATTATGGCGGCAAGATTATTTGGGGCGGCGTTATCTGGCAACGCGATTATGACTCTGCTACTCAAATGCTTAAAATAACTGGACAAGAAATGTTGTCTTATTTCAAGCGCCGTAAAATTACTCCTTTGAATACAAGTTATTACAATTCTGGTGGAGTTACGCCAACATCCATTACTTACACAAATACAGATATTTGCACCGTTGCTAATGATTTGCTTGTTAATTACACCGCATTGGTAAATTATCCAAATCAAGGCGGCACTCGCTATGGAAGCATTGGTTTGCGTGGCAGTTCAACAACCGCTGGTTTCAAAGTAACCCGCACATATTTTGACTATGAACTTAAAGAAGTTTATCAAGCGGTTAAAGATTTGTCTGATGGATTAGATTCAAGCAGCGCTACTCCATTTTTTGATTTTTGTATTACTTATTCTTATGATGGTTCTGGCAACCCAGTAAAACAATTTACAATGCTTAAACCTTATCAAAGTTATACTGGGTCAAATCCTGTTTTCCAATTTCCCGGCAATCTTGCTGAATACAGTTATAGTGAAGATGCTACAAATACGGCTAATGCTTTAATTGGTCTTGGTTATGGAGCAAATGCAAATAAAGAAATTGCAGTTGCTTTGGATAATGATTATTCAAATAGCGGAAGCATCAATTCCACAAATGGCAATGCTGCTATTTTAGAAGATATTCAAAGTTTTGTAGATGTTCAAGATCCTGCCTTATTAAAGGCTTTAACGCTTGGGCAACTAAATGCACGATCTGGCATTACACTTCCCGATACTGGCAAACCTTATATTAGCGCCCCAGAAGTTTTACAAGTTGTCTTGCCTCCTTATGTTGATCCTTACCTTGGAACTTTTGCGGTTGGAGATTTTGCAAGAGTCATATTGCAAGATGATCGTTTTCCTTCGGGTTACGATTATCTTAAATGGCGCGTTCATATTATTAGCGTTGAGCCGGGAGAAAATGGCGCTAGTCGTGTAACCGTTACATTATCCCGCGCAATTTACAATTTGGGAACTTCTTGGTTGGTAACTCAATAATGGCATATACAAATCTTCCACCTAATTT